AACTGTAAATTTTCTTCACAGTCTGAACGATCTCAACATTAGATTTTGCAATCCAGCTATTGATCCCAGATAACAATACTTTGTTGCCGCTCACTGACTTAATTGTGTATGTCTTTCCTTGTACCCAACTTGGAATGTTTTGACCTGTCGACCAATGTTTAGCACCGAATTTAACTTTGATTTTATCGCCAGCTTTAATTTCATGCTTAGGTGTATTATCAGCGATTTTACCAGCTTTAATTGCCGGAGTACCAGTCTTTGGATTATCTGAAGACGTATAGCCGTTATCAGTGATCCCCGTAAGGTCAACGTTACCATCTAATCCACCTGCAATATACGTGCTGGTAAATTGGAATAACGCTACGTTCTCCCATGATGGGAAGTAATTGTAATTAGGTTTAGGCGTAACATTGTAATCTGGGTACTCGCCTAACCATAATTTATACGTTCCTGAAATCTGGCCGAGATAAACATGAGCGTTGAAATAGTTAAGATAACCATACAACATTGGTGTGTAGCCTGCGTCTTTAATACGTTTTAACGCGTACATGATTGCATCCGTGTTGGCCTGTTTATCACCACTAGCACCATCTTCATAATCAAGCGCCACAATCGAACCCTTAGGTGTTTGAACCTTAGGCAACATATAATCCAACATAGCTTTAGCTTGTGCCTTGCTACTACCGAACTGACCCCATAGATACGTGTGAGCACGTTTTTTAGCAGCAATCGCACTAGCCACTTGTGTAGGGTAAGTGTATTGTTCATAAATCGAACCGTTAACTGTCCCGCCTAATTGACTAATAACAAACTTGTCACTGCTATATCCAAACACACCGTTCGCACCTTGGTATTTTGCCCAGTCGACACCGAACTGTCCCTTTGAAGCCATTGCAGTTAATGGCATTGAGAACAGTGCTAATGACGCTACTAACATTAATAACTTCTTTTTCATGCTACACCTCCGTTGCTGGCTTAGCTGCTGTTGCTGACGCAATGGCTGCAGATGCTGCTGACTGTGCAACAGCACTTAAATCAACCGTACTTTCTGGTGTATCATTGATTGCTTGCGGATAAGTCTTGTATAACTCATCTTGCAAATCTGAGAACGCCTTTTCGACAGCATTTTCAATCGTTGTCTTATCGGCATTCGTGAATCCTAATGATTTTAAACCATCAATCACATACTGAACTGCGGTTGACTTCTTTGCTTCACCAGATAAATATTTATCAACTCCCAATTGTGCTGCAGCCGTAACTGCTGCTTCGGCCAATGGTGTCAACGCGTCTAATAGCGACAACGATTTCTTGTTGTTAGCTAATACCTTCCCAATCCAGGCAAATACAACGGGGATCAGCGCGGTGGCAATGGCTACGATTAGTTCTGAAATATTATTCATGATTATTTTTCCTCCTAATTTAATATGTCTTCTGGTGCTATGGAATATGGTGTGGCTATGGCTCCTAGTTCAAGTTTTGGAGCTGCGAACTCGTAATGTGCACCGGCTACTTTTGGCGCGTTTGATACCTCTACACGTATAGAATGAACATAGTCATCAGTTTGGTCATGTTCAACGTCCTTAAATTTGAAAGTGACTACTATCCGTGTCCACTGATTTTCTTTAAGGCTTGTTATTTGCACAGGTACATTAAAGTCTTTTGTGGTTGCGGATGAAATAAAGTTAATATAGGCATACGACATTTCTGCGGGGTCTTCTCCAACTACCCTAAAGTAAACAGAATATGTGAAATCGTCCGTGTAATTAATAACTCCTCGGTCTAACAGGTCTTTATAACTGTACCGAGCATTGGACCAGTCGGTTGTAATATACTCTATATTTGACCCTAGATAAGTTCCTTGTTCAGTAGTCCAATCAATATTTTGACTATACCATGCTCCATCTTTGGCTTGAGTCTGAGAACTAAGCAATAGGTTCCTACCATACACCTTAACACCGTCTTGATAAACAGCATCAACTGCCTTGCCATCTTTAATCCATGTACCATGTGTTATATCTGCCATTTAAATCACCCCTGAATCACATATAAGCCGGTTTTGTCGGTTAGTGCATCATACTGTGCTTGGGTGACCACATTGATAACGGCATCTTCACCTTTTTCGCCAGTGTCACCTTTAGGGCCGACCAGAGAAGCCAACCATTGATTGACACTTCCAGAAAAGCCAGCATTCACGGCAACTTGATAAGCGGATAACCCTTGATCTCCTGGATCACCTTTTTCACCGGTATCACCAGTTTTACCAGTGTCGCCTTTAATGCCTTGTGACCCACTTAAATCAGCAATATAGGTGAATCCTGTGCCATTCCAGACATACAACTTACCATCATCTGGATCATTGACGTCACTAGCAATCATGGTAAAATCACCGTCAGAGAAACCATCACCATTCATATCGGCGATTGATGGGAATGTCTTAACGATTTTGAAGTCTTTTCCAGGATCGCCTTTTTCACCTTTCATTCCTGTTTCTCCAACGAGAGAAGCCAGCCAATCTAATTGTGAACCTTTATAGCCATTGAGAACCGCAACCTGGTAAGCAGATAGGCCATCAGCACCCGTATCTCCTTTAAGGCCATTTGAAACAGCTTCTGCAACTTGACTTTTTAGTTGTTCGCTTAGGCTGCTGAATTGCTGAACAAAATCATCTACCGTAATACTGCTGACTAGTCCACCGGAAAGACCAGTGACGTTTTCGTTGATTTGTAATGCTAAAAACCCATCACTAGGATAGATTGCCGTGCCACCATCTATGGTGTCCCACAATTCGATTAGATAACCGCCTGCTGGCAATTGAGCCAATTGCCCGCTAGTGATAACAGCATGATTTTTATCAATACTGGCACTTATCCCCAACAGATAGCCAGAATCGTTTTTTATTCTGACTTTTGCATCTGCTGTTAAAGCTGCTGCGCTACCATTATCAAGTGCATTTAAATGTATTTCAGTTGTGGTATCGGCAAACTTGAACTGCTTATCACCATTCCCGAGATATAACTTTCTCATTGTTTATTTTCCTCCTCCTGCTTTCTTAATTCGTCGTTCTGTTTCTTTAAATCTTCAATTGCCCGCTTTAAATCTTCTTCACTGTGATCGGGACGCTTGGCACCGTAGTATGCGGTAAGAAAAGCTACTGCAATCGATCCAGCCGTTGTGATTAATGCGGTAATGACAGCGTCACTCAATTATGTCAGCCCCTCACCACGATTTCATTAATAATTGACGCTAACACGAATGCAGCGTACATGCTTTCAAATCCGAAAACAACACCTTGCTCCCAATCCCACACCATAAACACTATGAAAAATAATAACCATACAAACGTCAATAGCCCCGTCATGATTGATTTATAGGCTAAATTATTTATATTCCATAGTGCATAGACAATTGTAAATGTTCCGACAATTCCCATTAAAAATATAAATGGCGGATCATCGAAGTACATTAATAGCGATGGCCTTGGTGGATAAAATGAAATTGTGTTTTGACGGATAATAAACAGCACGCCCAGCCCATACGTTTCTAGTGCTTTCCAGAACCAGAACCTGTTATTTTTTAAATGCTCTAACAATTAAAATAATCCCCCTAACATTTTTAATTGACAATAAAGCTACCATGTCGCATATTCATGCTACACAACACCATTTTTTCTTCACTCCAATTTGTTAAATCTGATATGTTTGCCGTTTGATAGACCATGAACCCAGAATCATCAATACCGGGGATATACTTGATTATGCGGTCTTGAAACATTATCACTTGGTCATCTTTAACAAACCATTCCGGTGCTTCGTACCATGTTGCTACCCCTACGCTGGGATTAGCTGATACCCGCGTCCATGTATCTGTCAGGCTTTTTGCACTAAAAATCTGCAATCTTTGCGAAGATGCTAATTGCATGTAATAAGTATTGTTAATAACATTGATTGTAGGGTCAATATGCCCATTTGGATTAATTAACAACTTTGTGAATGGGTTACTAATAACATCGCTTATTAGGTCAAAATCTGCCATGTAAATTCCTAAAGTTTCGTTTTTCTTAGCAGAATAGACAATGTGGTATTGACCATTCAAGTCTTTAAACAATTCAGGTGCCCAAATATCTGTGTAATCAGCATTACGCAACAAATCGATGTTAACTTTTTCAAAATCAATAAAATTTCTCGTTTTGTACAAGTCTAGCGTACCAATAAGATAATAGACATCATTGATTTTCGTTATATTTCCATCTCTTAGATTACCAAGGCCATTCAAATAAGTTATAAATTCCCACGTTACGCCATCATTTGAACCACACAAACAAGGGATTGCATTATAAATATCTTTGGGTGTTTCCTTACTTGAATCAAATCCAAAATATAAATAGTCGAAACTATTAAACCGTTCTAAAATCGACATTAAACCCATGCCTCCAATTCTAGGAATCCTCCAATTGAGCCCATATCATTGTTTGAACTTAAGTTTTCAATCCGTAAATTATTACCGTTAATTGAAATACTAATGTGTTGACCACCAGCACTAAGATTAATCATGTAACGTCCTTGAAGTATTTTAGCTCGAAACAATGAAGCGAAGTTTGCAGGCAATGTCAGGCAATCAACTTTGGCACCCTTTGCAAGTGCAGGGCCGTTAAGCCAACCGCCCAACATCACTTTGCGCAAATTAGCCCCAAATTGTAATGTTCTGTACGAAATTGGGTCGACACTGTCACGTTTGAATCCATTGATGTAATTCAAACCTTCTTCTTGCCAACCTGTATCTGTGGTGACATTGGTATTAGCAATTGTTCTAATTTGTGTAAGCTGATTATCTACATATGTGGATCGTGTTTGAGCGTCTGTCTTTAGGTAAAATTTATTATCGCTATCACTTTTAGTGTAGTAGTTAGCCAACTTGTTATCGACCTGTAGTGTTGTAGCAAAGCGGCTATCCGATTCTGCCTTGTTATAGAAATTACCAGCAGAAAAATCTGCATAAATAGCATCAACTTTTGATTGCAAGTCTCTGACCGTTCCGTCAATCACGGTAATATAGTCGTCAGCTTTATCTTGAGTAACATCAACCGCAGCCTTGACAATAAAAATTAAATCATATGTCGTTTGCTGTCCATTGGCATCGTTCAACGAGAAATATGCTTTTGTAATCTTACCAGCTTCCGACCACAGTGCATTAGGAATCGCATAATCAAACTTGCCGTTTACAGCATCAGTTAACGTCACTCCGGCGTTATCGGCTACGACTGCTGTGCCTTTGGCTGTTTCGGCAATCAGATTAACTGTTTGTCCTGTCAAGTCAACCGCAGTTCCACGATCTGTAATTGTCACGTGCAGTGTAACAGCGCCATTTTTATCGCCCTGGCGTCCTACGATAGGCTCTGGCATTGTTGAATTATAACTGTCAAGTAAGATGTCATATGTTCTAATCGCCATTATTTAATTCACCCCTGTTTTTTAAATCGTACAACTTATTTTCTTTAATTGCTTCTGCATGGTACATATCAATCGCACCTTTTGCAACCCGCGGGTCTTTTATTTCTTGCAACTTTTGATTATCGAACAAGTCATCTTTTTCAAGCCGATCTCTTTCATAACCACGTTGACGGACTTTAATTTCCCATGCAACTGACGCATTTGGCTGGTCAGATTCGATGATAAAATATTCATCGTGACGTTCGGCAACCCAGACATGTGCCGCACTGTACGATTGTAAGAACACTTGATATTTATAGTTTGTGTTAACCATATCACTGAATAATGTTTCAATTGGTACAGTTATACGGCAGTCAGTACCGGTTACGGTTTCACCAATATCTCCGAAATACGGTTCAGCCGTTTCATAAGATGATATTGTGCGAGTACCATCACGAGTTACACGAATAGCATTCTTTTTCCCAAAAACAGAAAAGTCTTTATTCACAACCATTTTAGAAGAAACATTAACGCCATCGTCATGGCTAACGGACAAGCCACTATAAGAACCATCTTTGGGGTTGGTACTTCTACCCCAAAGACGTATTTCACCATTGTAACTGCCAGTATCATATGAAGTTATATCAACATTTTCTTTAGTTACACCAATGTTAGAACTTAGATAAATGGTTCCTATACCTGCTTCGCTTTCATAGTGCGAAGCTTCACCACCATAAATTCTTGCACCACCATCACTATTAAGAATAAATTCAGGGTATTGTCCAGGATTTGTGTTGTTGACATGTTTCCCTGGCGTTACTATGTGAACCGACTTATTACCTTGAATCATAATGGCAGGGTCTAAACCTAGTAAACCATTAGACCATTGCAAACCGATTTCACCGGTTAATTCAGTGTCAGTTGATTTTCGTTTGTAACGAAAGCTGCCGTCATCGAGTGTCATTGAATTATATCCACCTTCACCCGTTGATGTAATGCTACCTGTGTCAACATCAATTGCAAAGCGTCCACTGGTATCATTAATTTTACCATGTTGAAATTTAACTTCTCCGCTATTAAGGTTAATGTTTAAATTTCTCCCTTGAATAACTCCAGCAACAATATTACTAGCATTAAGGTTTTTTATATTAATATTTTGGCCGTCTATGCTTTCAGCAGTGATAGCTGTTTTAAATTTCTGTCCACCATCGGTTGATACTCCAATACCGGCTGAGTTCAAAATAACCATCTTGTTGTGGTCGGTTGTGTCAATGGCAATGATACCTTGATCGGTAAATTTCAATTCAGTTCTGGCGGACAAAATACTATTAGTGGCTAATTGCATCTGTTCACTGAACCATGCGTCAGGCAATGTAGAATTGCCATTGATAATGTCTGTGATTGTGCTAGTTGCTACTGATGCACTGGCAGATTGCGCCTGCGCCATAGTTAAATCACCGCACGTTACATCAACCGAAATGCGTTCTCCATTGATATTATATGAACTGACAACTTTAATAATACGAACTTCATCTTCAAATCCTAGTGATTCGTCTACAATTGTAATTGAATCGCCAGCACTAGCCATGGCATATGGATAACCAGCATTTTGTAAATCTAACAACGATACGGTAATCGATAAGCTCCAGCTATTATCAACTTTCTTTTTAACTGCGGCTAATAAATTATCTGAAATAGTATAACGCTCATCGTCCACCGGTTCAGCTTCAATAGCTCCAAACTTATCTTTATACATATCGTATAACGGGCTGTAATACTCAACCGACAATCGTGGTGAAGTCTGATCGTCAACATCATCGTGCACACCATAACCAATGCCATAGGTCGCGAAAGAACTGCTGTCGGTTTCGATTTCAGCCGTTGATAGGTTGAACCCTTGACGAACGACAGTCGATAGATCAGATCCGATTTTATCTTTGATATAAACCGTAGTGCCTTGCACTTCAAACTCGGCCGAAATTTGATTGATAATATCATTGAATAGGGATAACTTGTCTTTTAATCCCCAATTTTCTTTTTCAAACGCCGTTGTTGATGTTTCGTTGTTGTATGAATAACCAGTATCTTTGAAAATAGCGTTTAAATATTCGTTTAATGGGTGTGATCCGTTCCATTTTTCATGAAACGCCTTGACGCTTAATGTGTAAAAAAACATCTGAACGGCTGAAAACGATACCGTGTTATTTGTATCATTATATCTGAACGTAACGATAGCATATTCTTCGTCATTGAATACCATCGTCCAGCCTTTAGCAAGATTTTTCTTTACATCATTGCCAAAATAAATCGTACCGGTTAACGATTTTTCACCGTTAACTCCTTCGGTAAGCTTGATTTCAGTATCAGCAACGTATTCGCCATTGTTAATATCTTTAAATACTGTCATTAATTATCCACCTCCTATGCGTATAAGTCTTGATAATCTAAAATTATAATTTCACCTGCGAGTGAACTTGAAATTTTATTTGCAACACCTGGTAAAAGTTTAAAATAAGCCTTATTCGTATCCTTAACGATATTAATACCGTTTTTTGTATATTCATACCCAGAAAATTTAAAAACATCGCCATGGTAAATTTGTCCATTATAGGTTAATTCTGTGCCGTTAACATCAATGACTAACCTTGAACCACCCTCTTTGGCAGTAAATTCAACAATGAACCCCTGTTCTAATTGATTGCAATGAACTGTTCCAGCATACGGAATAACTAAGTTTTTAGTGTTGTAATAAGTTTTAGTATACCAAACGTTATATTCAGTATCTTCTGGTGCCGGTGACCATGGCGTTGCAATTGTGCCTTTTTCAAGCTTAAGATGACTTAAAGTCCCAGTTCCAGAACCAGAAAATTGAATATACCCTTGGGCTTCAGCGACAAGCGTTATGTTTTTGGGTACCACAAATGTTGCGGATATTCTTCCTGAACCTGAATCATTGTCAGGAAAACACCATGGGCCAGAATATGATACGGTATCTGCATGTATTTCTGCTTCCCATCCAATACGGTTCTGACCACTTCCAGCAACGAACCCTGAGTATTCATAGTCAACTGATAAAGTTACAGTTTGCCCCTCTAATCCTTTAAATAAAGTTAACAGATTATCAATAGTTTCGCTAGATAAGTAGCCTTCAGTCGCTGCGCCTGTAACAGTATGATAACCAGTGCCGGTTAGCAAGTTTCTCCCCAAGTAAGGCACATTTGGCTTAACATCTAAATCACGTGGCACGCTTTCACCATAAGGCAGTTTCATTGTAGTAAACGTTGCACTGATTTTATATAGCACGTGCCCGCCATATGATCCAACTAATTCAGATTCTAATGAACTGGCGTATACATAAAATCGTTTGTGACTTGGACGGTTTACCTGTTTATCGAAGTAATCGCCGCTTGTTTCTCCGGGTCGTTCGAAGCTATCATCATTATCGTTCTTTAATTGCGTGATGTAATATCCATCCGGATCAGACAGCAACGCATAAATTCTTTCACGTAAATATTCTTCATCTTCTAAATCGTCAGCACGGTAATAGCCAACATAATCGATTGTTTTAGCTTCATTCCAACCGCCAAAATCAACGTTTCCATTGCGATATTGAATCTGCGTATTGTTCCGTTTTACCGATGGCGAACTTTCTTCAAATGAGGTTGTAATCACTTTATATCTACTAAGATAAGTACGCTTATCGTCTTTTTCGATTAGTAAATCCATCTCTTCACCTCCTATATAAAAATAGCCCGCCGTACACTGGCAGGCTTAATTCATTATACTACATTTTTAACTCATAAAAAACTTACTGCTGACTTGGTCATCTGCTTGCCCTTGACTAACAATAGTGCGAATCTTGTCGCCAACCAATTCGTTATGAACTGAAATAGTTGGCTTAACCCAATTATTAGTATCGATGTTCTGATCAATGCTTCCACCTTGATAACTTGCAGCTTGCATTGATAAATCGCCAGTTTTAATGTCACTGGCTACTGATTTAATACTATCAGTAAAGTTTTTGGTATTTAAGCTATTCAATCCAGACACGGCACTATCAGCAAGTGCGGTTGACATCTTAGAAACATCAACTTCTGTTGACTTCATACCATTTACAAAACCGGCACCAAAGTAACCACCAAAGGCATAAGTGACACGTGATGGTGAATGAATTTTCAACGCACTTTGAATCCTGCTTGCCGCAGCGTTAGCTAAACTACCAGCTGCCGACATAACAGCACCGAACATGCTGCTAATACCATTTACCAGCCCTGATCCTAGGAAACTACCAGCAGAACTGAAAGATCCATGTTGACTACGAGCACCACTAGCTCCTGCACTACCAAGTCTAGATCCGGCTGAATTAGCACTACCGGTACGGCTGCCAATACCACTTGCTGCAGCTCCACCGTTTTTAGAACCGGCAGAAGTGAAATAGCCTGATGTAGCACTAATTCCTGAAGCACCTGAACGCCCGACTGACGATCCCGAAGACCGAGAACTCCCAGACTTCCCATTCAGGGCACTAGCTGCGGCACTCCCATTTTTTGACCCAGCCGAACTGTAAGATCCAGACGTTGAACTAATACCAGAAGCACCGGCCTTACCAATTGAAGATCCTGCTGATCGATGGCTTCCACTGCTATTGGCAATAGCCTGTGCTGATTTAATCGCAGAATCACCACCAGCAGCTTTAAATGCTGATTGCCCAGCGGAAGATGCGGCTGAACCTGCAGATTTAATAACGTCAGTAGCAGCACCAACAGCATCATATTTTTTACCGGTAATTCCAGCAGCCAAAGCATGAAGCAATATGCCACCAATCGATGTCATTTTACCGGCATAAGTAGCCAAAACTGCAATCACGGCAGCCATTGTTGCCCCAGCAATTTGAATTAATATAGGCATTTCAGTAACGAATGCTTTTGCTAATTGACCGACTAGCGCAATCCCAGCAGCAAGTAATGCTGGTGCTTTACTACCAATTGCACCAATCAATGCAACCACAAGCCCCACACCTGCAGAAACTAATGATGGGATAGCTGAAGTTAACGAATTTACCAAACTAACAATCATAGCCGTAAATGAAGCAATAACTCTCGGCGCATTTGTTGCAATAGCAGTCATTAATGCAGCTAACATACTAGAAAATGACGCAATAATAGCTGGTGCATGTTGAGTTACGGAACCCATAATAGAAATAAGCATTGTCGAAAATGCTGACATAATTGCTGGTGCGTGCGTTGATACTGCCGTCATTAAACTAACCATCATGTTCGAGAATGCGGCCGCAATCGATGGAGCTTTTCCGGCAATCGTGTTCATTAGGCTAGTCATCATGTTAAAAATTGCGCCAACAATTCTTGGAGTGGCTGCTATTGTTGTAGTAATGAATCCAGTTATCATAGCTGCAAACCCAACGCCTAACGCTGATAACACTGGTATAATGCTTTTAACATTACCTGAAAGCATCAATATGGCTTGTGAAACTTCTTTGATTCCTAATCCGAATGCAGCCACACCAGCGCCAATCGCTAATACTGCTGCACCAAACACCCCAATACCAACGGCATTAGCTGTCAATGCCGGTCCGAGCAATGCAAATGCACCGCCTAATGCTACGATCCCAATAGCTAATGCAGCCATTGCTATTTGTGCACCACTTCCGGCTTGTGCAAGGCTGATTGCAGATTGTACTAAAATGGCAATACCAGCTGAAGCAGCCAATACACCTGCACCAATTAACGCAATTGCTGCACCCATCTTTAAGAAATTGGCCGCTGAAGCAGCCGCAGCACTTGAACTTGTCTTTGTTGCAGCTCCTAGTGGTGTTACTCCTGCGGTTGCCGTTTTACTTGCACTACCAATCCCCAACAATCTACCAGCAAGACTAGCACTTCCCGTAACCATGCTACCGAGCCCTTTTGCTGCACCTACCGCAACTCCGGCTATTTTACTAGCCGCGGTAATGAATCCACCTGTTGCCGTTACAGCCGGACCAATTACTGGTGACAATCCAATAAAGCTTCTTGCTACTTGTGCAATACTGCTATTGCTTTCAGTCGCCCACGTGAGGGTTTTGTTAATCATGTCAACCATTGCACCATTAACGCCACCTTTTGCAGCGAGTGACTTGTTGCGCAACGATTCCCAATTACCACCAATTTGTTCAATTTTAGATCCAATGTTTTGTTGCATTTCATTGGCTTGATCTTTTAAAAACTTGGTAGCAGTAGCAGTAGAACTACTTGCACCATTTTGAGCTTTGGCGTAAGCGTCCCACGAAGTAGACGTTTTTCCTGATTTATCGTTAACCGAATCGAGAAGTGGCAACATGGCTTGCATACCAGCAGTGTTGAACATCGTTTTAAGCGCTGCTGTTTTTTGTGCAGCACTCATACCATTAGTAGCTGAAGCAACTTCTCTAAGAATAGTCGGGAATGGCTTCATGTTACCTTGTGCATCTGTAAATGAAAGCCCCAATTCTTTCATTTCTTTTTTTGCACCTTTACTTGGTGCTTCCATTTGAATAATAGCATGTGCTAAATCTTGCGAAGCACGTTGCGCAGTGAATCCCTTGTTTGTCAACAAACCAATGGCTTCAGTCATATCTCCCATGCCGAATTTAGCTTGACTAGCTACACCACCAATGTTAGCAATTGCGCCAGACATGTCTTCAATACTTGCATTTGACAAATTGGCTGTTTGAGTAAGAATAGCCGCTGCTTGCGCTGGTGACTTTAGACTTTTACCCCAAATGTTCATGGCTTGCTGAACTGTTCCGGCTGTTGTTTGTAGATCAGCACCAGTCGCAGTGGCTGCTTCCGCAATTGCTGGGAACTCCTTGGTGATCGTTTTAATAGAAGCACCATCTTGCGCCATTGAAACCATGGCATCGGCTGCATCTTGTGCGCTAAGCGGTAATTCAGCACCCATTTTGTTAGCCATATCTGCCAATTGTCCAATATCTTTAGACGTACCACCAGCAATAATAGCGGCCTTGTTAAGCGACTGTTGGAATGTACCGTAAGACTTTAGTGCACTAACACCCATTGCAGTAGTTGCCGCACCAGCAGCGGTAGTCACTTTGCCAACTGTACTCATGGCACTGGATACTTTACTACCCAAGTTTGATGCACCTTTAGTTGCGGACGTAGTGCTTGAAGCCATTCGTGACATTGCCGAAGTATAACCTGATATATCAGCCGTAAAAATAGCTGCTACTTCTGCCATATATTATTCACCTCCGCGATTAAACAAATCGTTAATCCGTTTAAGTGCTTCAATATCAGGCTTTTTACGGCCTTTTTTATTTTGAACCACTTGTTCTTCTTCTTTTTCTAATTCTCTCTGCATTTTTTTGATTGTTGTTCTCGGTTTCTTAGCATTGGTTATCCCAGCATTGAACGCGGCCAACTCTAAATTATTGCGCCTCTCATCGATATTTTTTAAAGTTGCCCCATCAAGGATAGCTTTCGCTTCCCATAGATATAAAGAAAAGGGAACCTCCGGATCGAAGATTCCCTTGCGTGCAAAGTCAATTAGGAGAGACTCTTCTTCATTTCGGCCAAAGTATCTTTGATCGCTTTGGCTTGAGTCTTCTCTTCCGCTGTTTTTTGTGGAATCGAAGTCATGTTCTTTTCCACTAAGTCTGTCCAATGTTTCGCGGCGCGACGGAAAAAAGACGACTTTTCAAGTTCTGCTTGAAGATCCTTGTAAAGTTCTTCAAACTTATCACCATCTGAATAATCACTGTCGATCATGTCTTCAATTTCCGAATCCTTTTTATCAGTGAGTAATACGCGTAACGCATTGTATACGGCTTCGTTTTCGTCACCAGTTACAAATTGCAGCCACAATTGACTTGCACCGTCTTTCGCGTCAGGTTGCGTGCTTAATAGTGCATTCGCACGGAACAATGCTTTAAAGTTAAATTTAACCTCGGTATTGCCAATTTTCATATCTCGTTATCCTCCTAATTGATTATACTCCAGAAGCAGGTTTAGGCGCTGCCGCGGTAGTATCAGTAAATTCGCCGGTCTTTTCGCCTGGCCGTTCGTAATCGTATAATGCTTGTAATGATTGAACTTCAGTATCAGTCAGTGGGAATGTACCATCAACCAACTTGCCTAAAATATTGATTGTCCAATCGATTTCAGAAAATGAATCTTCGTCTGAAATGTCAGCACTATCAACGATACCATAACCGAACATTGCCGGATATGCACTGTGATCGTCTTCAGTAACGGCCAATCGTTTGTCAACGATAACACGCCATACTTTGATCTGTTTACCATCGTGTTTGGCTTTGATGATCGCATCTGTTGCTTCATCTCCAGGCACCATGTAAGACGTTACTTCGATTGAATCTTCATTCGTTGATGGTGCAACAATCCGTCCCATTTTAGTTTGTTCATCAAGTGAATCACCTTCAATTGATGTATCGCCAGATTCTTGATGAGCTGGTAAAATACCAGGCGCACCGATTGGTGCATCTACTGATTGTAGAAAATACCAAACATCTTTGCCACGATAAGGTGTGTCTTTTACGAATTTTACACCGTTATTAATTGTTGCCATGTTTTATCCTCCTTAGATTGTGAACGTGACTAAAAACATTGCTCGTCTTATATCACGTCCTGTACTTGTGTCAACCATTGTTTGCGTAGTTAGGCTGTCCCAACGAATCGTCTTGCTAATCAAATTTTTAACTTTATTAACCAACGTCTCAAATTCAACAACAGAAATTGTATTCTCACAATATAAATCAATTTGTTGGTTAACTTGGTTAAGCGTATCGATCTTAGTCGATTTGTCGGAATCGGTGTGAACATTAACATGTAAGAGTGGTAGGGCATCATTGACACTTGGCTGCGTAAATTTAACTTTTAGTCCACCAGCCGTGCATGTGCTTCTTAGGGTTAAATACCATTCTGATAATGTCATGAAAACTTCACCGCCTTTGCTAACTCACGCTTTACTTCAGAAATGAAATACGGGCGTGCATCAACAACACCAACTCGCATAAATGGTTTAGCACTCATTTTGTAAGTACCGTATTCATTATAGCTTGAATATTCAGCACGCGCAACGTATCGGCCACTAACTGTTGAACCTGAAGCCTTAATATAATCAATGTCAATGTTATTACGCATATAACCAGTGTCAACACGTGCATTTCGTTTAGAAACTTCTTGTGCTTTTGATAGTGTTGACTTCATGGCATGTTTTGTTGCTTCTAATGACACTTTAGGCGCAACATTGAACTCTTTCATTAAATTATTAAGTCCATTCCATTTTATGCTAAAATCATTTGCCACAAATCAACACCGTCACTTTCCGCTGGCGATACGAAGTAACGATCGATTGTTCGATACCATCAATTAATATACGGTTAGGCGTATCAACATTGTTTTTTAAGTGTACTTCATATGCAGTTTTCTTCAATAATCCATAAGTCGCCAGTTCTTGAACATCTGTAATTGGAATAATTGTAGAGGGAACATCATTGACAATTCGTTTGTTAACCTCACCAGTTAATTCATCAACCGGACCCGTTAAATAAATCAACGTTA